GACAAGAGGGTGTCGCAGTGAGCGGATGGTCCCCAGCACCATCCCGGTCGACAGCCCGAAGTTGAACGTCGACGACACGCCCTGCTTGGGCATCGCGTGCACCGTCTCGACCACGACCACATCAGGCTTGGACATGTTGAGCAGCTCGCACAGCTCGTCGATGTCGATCTCGCCTCCGAGCACCGGCATGTCGACAGCCATCTGCAGCGCGCCGTCGCCGACCAACGCGACCCCGCCGCTCAGACCTGGGTCGATTCCGACGATGTTCATGGCGTGCCCCGATACGTCTTCTGGGTCACCGCCGGCGGTGGTTGGGGCGCGTAGGTCCGTTCCATCGTCTCCAGCACGAGCGTCGGCAGCGACACCCCCAACTTCGCTGCTTCGGCGATCAGCTGCTCGCGGTACCAGAACGGCAGGCGGAAGCTGATCTGCACCTGCACGTCGGACGGGTCGCGGTTCATCGAGAACAAGTGGGATTTCTTCGGCATATTGGTATGATAGCATGACTATCGCACGCTGTCAAGTGCTATCATAACTTAGTTACCGCTCAGTAACTACCGCGTGGTAACTACACTCCTTCCAATCACCCCTGATTGAGGCCATGATGTGAGTTCGTGAACAAGCCCCGCCCGCTTGTCCTGCGTCCCGACCTCAACGACTTCCGAGTCCAGGCCGTCCTCGACTGGTTGACAACCGTCCCCGACCAGCGCACCCCCGGCACACAGCGCGCCCTCGCCGACGAACTCGGCGTCAGCCACCAATACATCACCGCCTGGAAGAACGACCCGGACTTCCTCGCCGAATGGGAACGCCGCTACCGCAAAGCCGTCGGCTCACCCGAAAAGCAGCAGCAAGTCCTCGAAGCGCTCCACGCCACCGCCATCGACCGCACCGACCCCCGCCAGGTGCCCGCAGCACGCGCCTACCTCGAAGCCACCGACGCGATCAAGCCCAAGAAGATCGACGTCACCGTCAACAAGGACGCCAAAGCGCTCAGCGACGAGGAACTCAACGCGCTGCTCGCCCTCGAAGCCGAACGGGAGATGCAGCGCCGTGCCCATCAATAAGGTCGGCACCGGCTACCAGCCCCCGACCAGGCGCCCCGAACGGCGCGCCTTCTTCGACCAGCTGCGCAAGGTCCGCGAACTCCAAGGTGGCGTCGACGACCTCGGTACCAACCTCGACGACCTCATCACCAGCAGCGACGACCAGCACACCCACACCGCCTGGGGGCTCGTCGCCAGAGCCGTCTACACCACCGCCCAAACCGGCATCGGCGGCACCCGCACCGATCTCACCGGGCTCAGCGTCACCTTCACCCCGGTCGTCAACCGCTGGTACCGCACCCGCGGCTCCTGCTCGTTCTCGACCACCGCCGCGCTGCCCATCACCCCCGCAGCCGGCCAGCCCTTCAACCCCATCACCGACTACGGACGCATCGAGATCTGCGACGGCGCCACCAACCTGCTCACCTACGTCCAGCAGATGCTGCAAGGCACCAACACCCGCCCCTCCATCATCGAATGGACCGAGAGCTTCACCACCACCACCCCCGTCACCCGCAAGCTCACCTACATGCGCACCGTCGGCGCCGGCACCGTCAACACCAACACCTCCGGCGGCAACACCGCCTGGATCACCGTCGAAGACATCGGGCCCGTATGAGCCTCGCCGAGTACGACGTCACCCAGCTCCTCCACGAGCGGGAATGGCGCAAGTGCTCGCCGCGCACCGACGACCCCGCCGCCCTGCTCGACGCGTTCGAGTACTTCTGCGGCACCTACGGCTACATCAAGCACCCCGACAAGGGGCGCATCCGCTTCGAGCTGTTCGACAGCCAGCGCGAATCGGTCGACCTGTGGATACGCAACCGCTACAGCCTGATGCTCAAAGCCCGCCAGCTCGGGTTCTCCACCCTCGTCGCCGTCTACGCCTTCTGGCTCACCTTCTTCAACACCGACCGCGTCGTCATCATGCTCAGCCGCACCGAACGTGATGCCATCAAGCTGCTGTCGAAGGCGAAGTACACCTACCGGTTCCTCCCCGACTGGATGAAGTTGCGCGGGCCCCCCATGAACCCGACCCAGACGAAGATGGAGTTCGCCAATGAGTCGTACATCGAATCCCTCCCGTCGGCTTCTGATCCTGCTCGTGGCGAATCTGTGTACCTGGCTGTGGTGGATGAGCTTGCGTACCTGCCCAACTCCGACGAGGCGTGGGCCTCGATCGAACCGGTCGCAGACGTGGGTGGTCGGGTCATCGCTCTGTCCACGGCCAACGGCGAAGGCAACCTCTTTCACTCACTCTGGGTTGGTGCCACCACGGGCAACAACCGCTTCAAATGTCTCTTTCATCCGTGGTGGGCTAACGGTCGCGACGACAACTGGTACGAGACCAAGAAGGCCGACCTCCCCGAATGGCAGCTCGCCCAGGAGTATCCCGACAACCCGGATGAAGCCTTCCTGAAGTCCGGTCGCCCCGTCTTCAGCCTGGAGATGCTGCGCTCGCTCGAACCGCGCGACCCGATCGTCGAAGGCTTCCTGGACGTCGACCGCAGCCACATCTTCCGCGCCGACCACGGCGGACCGCTGCGGATCTGGGCGATGCCCCACACCGACGGTCGCTACGCCATCGGCGCCGACCCGTCCCAAGGCATGGAACACGGCGACTTCACCTCCGTCCACGTCATCAACGTGCGCAACGGCGACGTCGTCGCCACCTGGCACGGACGCATCGACCCCGACCAGCTCGGCACCGACGTGCTCGCCCCGCTCGGACGCTGGTACGGCGACGCCCTGATCGGCGTCGAGAACAACAACCACGGCCTGTCCACCCTCCACGCCCTGCGCCGCGCCCGCTACCACCCGCTGTACATGCAGCGCTCGCCGCGTTACAAGCGTTCCATCCCCACCGACATCATGGGCTACCGGACCTCCCAGATCACCAAGCCCGTGATGATCGACGAACTCAACATGGCGCTGCGCGACGGCACCATCCACCTCTACGAAGCCGAGACGATCGCCGAGCTGCGCAGCTTCGTGCGCGACGAACGCGGACGGATGTCCGGCTCCCCGTTCGACGACCGCACGATCAGCCTGGCGATCGCCTACCAGATGACCAAATACGTCTTCTTGAAGCAGTACGAACCCCATCGCGAACCGGGACCCGGCACGATGGGCTGGATGGAGCGTCAGCTCTACGGCGACGCCCCGTTCGAGAAGATGTCGACCAGCCGACGGGCCTTCGAACCCACCCCGCTCGGCGAACACTGGGTTCGCAGCACACTCACCCAGCGAGGGAGACCATGACCCGCCTCGACAACCAACGCCCACCCGCCCTCGGCCGCACCCACAAGCGTCTCAGCGCCCGCAACGACACGCGCGGCTACGACATCGTCCCCCACGTTCCCTGGGGCGACAGCCAGAAGGTGTCACCGCAGCGCTCCGCTGCCACCAACGGCGACGTGTTCATCGAACAGACCGTCACCGCCCAAGACACCACCAACGCCAACAAGCTCGGGCCGCTCGGCTACATCGCCGTGCCCACCAGCAACTGGACCAGCGGCCAGAAGATCACCGTGTCCGGGTTCCTGTTCAACTGGAACGGCTCAGCCTGGGCTGCCGGAGCCCACGCGTGACGTGCCGCAGCTGCGGACGCAAGGAAGCAGAACCAGGACAGGCTGAGTGCTTCCACTGCCGTGTCGCCACCGTCGGCTACGCCTTCGTCGGCGGTGGCGGCTACGGACGGCGCGCCTTCAAAGAGCGCACCAACGCCGAGTTCATCGCCGAACACGTCGGTGACGTCCGCCGCCCCGAAGTCGAGAAGATCTGATGCGCCAGAGCGACTACCTGCAGTACTGCCGCGACGAGATCCGCCGCTCCAAACGGTGGCGCAGCGACGCCGGCTACGAGAACGACTGGAAGCGCTACATCGACCTGTACCGCGGCAAGCAGTACGACACCGCCACCCCCAACGACCAGCTGATGGTCAACTTGGTGTTCTCCACGATCAACGTGATGGCCCCCTCCGTCGCCGTGAACAACCCCAAGTTCTTGGTCAACGCTCGCACCCAGGACTCCGCCCCCCAGGCCGTGATCACCGAGGAGGTGCTCAACTACTACTGGCAGACGTTCCGCTACCAGGAGGACTTCCGTCTCGCCGTCGACGACTGGCTGGTCGTCGGGCACGGCTGGGTCAAGGTCGGCTACAAGTTCACCAAGCCGCCCGAGGAGAAACGCACCGGCATCGACGGGGCCGAACCCGACGCCGCCGCCGA